GCTGGCTATCAACCAACGTGCCAACAGTACCAGGTGTGTTCGTGTTGGGCGCTGCCTCGGCTGCGGGTGTCCGCCGCCGGCGGTGGCGCTTGTCGGGCTTGCCCTCCCCTCCCCGGGTCTCCGCCACGGGAGGGGTAGGGGAGGGTATTTATTCTCTTAGATAAGGTTTGGGTGCAAGTTTTGCCCCTCCCCCGCGCGCAATTTTTGCACCCCCCCTACACTGTGGCCAACATCACTGCGACGCAGGTTGACCGGCGTGTCGACACGCCGTAGATTGATCCCGTCAACCCAATCAACCCCACCGAGGAGGAACCAAGTGAACACCACCGCCCAGCTCCCCAGCCAGGCAGCCACCACCCTGATCACCTGGATCGCCACCCTCAGCATCGTCTGGGCCGCGGCCTCCGCCGTCGCCCTGGCCACCGGCCATGTCACGACGACCGTCGTCCTCGGCCTCATCGTCGCCCTGCCGGTCGCCATCAAGGCCACACGGTCCAGCAACCGCAGGAAGGCCATTCTCCGCCACACTGCGGGCCGAACAGCCCCGGCTCAGTACCAGGCACCGGCCGCCATGTGAAAGCCCCCCAGAGACGCTCCTACGGCCTCAGAAAGGAACACCGCATGTACCTGTCCGCCACCGCCCAGAACGACACCGCGACCCTCATCGCCAAGTGGGTCCGCGAGAACACGATCGGCTACGGCGCCGTCGCCACCGAGGTCGGGCGGGCCGGCTACCCCGCCGCCGCGGTCGTGGCTATCGCCAGGGACGGCAGCACCACCTGCACCGCGAAGGTCGCCGTCCACCACAACCGCATCGTGTACGTGTCGAAGCTCGCCGCCCACATCTCCTACCCGATCACCTTCAAGGACGCCGGTCGGATCATCGGAGGCTTCCTCTCCCTCGAGGAGAACTGATGCTCCGTCGCCGCAATAGGAACCCGTGGGCGATGGCCCTGGATATCGCCCAGGAAATCGGCCGCCGCGGATTCCCCGCCGAGGCCAAACCCGTCACCGTGAGGTCCGCAATAGAGGAGGTTCAGAAGTACGCAATCGTGATTCCAGGGCGCGGCGTAGCGCTTATCAATAACAGCTTGAATGTCGTTGTCGCCTCCTCCAATAAGCCACTCCTGCAGGCCCCGGTATTCGAATACAAGAATGCGGAAGCTGCCGCGGAAAACATTTTGAGAAACCTGCCATTGCCATGAATATTCCCCGGAACACTGCAATGAAGAACCGGTCCGAGTCCGCGAAAGCGGTAGCCGCCAGGTACAGGCGGCGCGTCGGGCGGGCCGAGATGGCCGACTGGAAACACGTCACCCACACCGACCCCAGCACCGGCCGCACCCAAACGATCAACATCCGCCACAGCCGCAAGGAACCCGCCAATGTCACCGCTCTCCCAGGCCCGCCTCCTCATGCCGCTCCTCGAAGCCATCCGTGACCTCCTCGCCGCCGGGGAGTATGCCGCCTTCCAACGCGCCACCCACGGCTCCCCCTACATCGTGGCCAACACCGAGCGAGGCAACGTTCTCGCGGCAGTCAGCGAGGGTGGCCTGTACACCCTCGACGCCGCCGGCAGCCGCTACGTCTGCGACCCGCACGGATCGAAGGACGCCCGAGAGGAGTGGACATGATCGGCCGTTACGCCGCCGTCGCGGACAGGACCGCCATGGCCAAGGTCATCGCCGGCATCTGCCTCCGCGACCACCCAGGCCCCGACCACATCATCGAAGAGCCCCTAGTCGACAACGAAGCCGCGACCCTGCACTTTTACTGGGACGACCAAGACCTCATGACCGTCCACGTAGGTCGCGCCGGCGTCACCATGCGCGCCGGCCGATCAATCGTGGACATGCCTTACCAGTGCGACGCGCACCCCGCAGACGTAGCCAGCCAGCTCCTCGGAACAACAATGAAAGGAACACTCCAATGACAGACCGCATCGAGCACGCGAAGATAGTCGCCCAGTCTTCCTTGATCCCCGCCGAATACCGGGGAAAGCCCGCCGATATTGTGTGGGCTATGGACATCGGTGACGCCCTGGGCGTCCCGTACACGCAGGTAATGCAGACGATGGTCGTGGCCCGCGGGAAGATGACGATGTCCGCGGACTTGATGGGCGCTGTCGTCAGGCGGGCCGGTCACAAGCTGCGCCTCCGCGAGGACGGCGACTCCGTGACCGCGACCCTGATCCGCGCGGACGACCCCGACTATGAATTCACTGTCACTTGGGACAAGGCGAAAGCGCAGGCCGCTGGCCTGTGGGGTAGTCGCGGCCCGTGGCAGCAGTACCCGCGGCAGATGCTCCGCGCACGCGCCATCACCGAGGTGTGCCGTCAGGGCGCGTCAGACGCTCTCGCAGGCACCATCTACACGCCGGAGGAGCTGGAGCCCACGCCCGCGCAGAACGCCCCGCAGGACCACACGCAGCGGGACATGACCCGCACCATCCTCATGGACTACTGCCGTGAGACCGGCCGGGACGTCAACGAAGTGTGGCGGCAGGCGCAGGCCGCCGGCGCCACCATGGACGACCCGGACTCCCTGTCCGCCGTCATCGACAGGTGGGAGGCCAGCATCAACCCGGAGCGGAAGGAGGAGCAGTGAAACTCCGCACCGTCACCCCTGTCGGAGTGCAGCGGCGGATCTTGTCCCTCATGTGGATCGGCCACTCCGAGCAGCGGATCGCCGACATGGCCGGCGTGAAACTGGAGTCAGTGCAGAAAGGCCGGGCGGGCGAGTACGTGCCCGAAGAGGACAGGCTCCTCATCGCGTGCGCCTGGGCCCGCAACCAATGCAACCTCGCCCCCGTGAACTACGGGTCGCAGGTGGCCCACAAGACCGCAGTCGACTCCGGCGCGCACTCCCCCCTCGCGTGGGACGAGGACAGTATCGACATCTACCGGGCAGAACCACACGACCTAACGAGGGGCCGAGACCGGTCCCCGTGGGACAGGAGAGAACACTCATGAAGGTCACCTTCCAGAAGACAGCGAATGTCCTCGACCCCGTGCGAGCGCACAGCACGGACGCCGGCCTGGACCTGTACGTCCCCGAAGGGCAGGGCCGCCTGGTCCGCCCGGGCGTCGCGTGCACGGTCGACCTCGGCATCCGGGTCGCCATCCCCGACGGCTACTACGGGCAGCTGACGCTCCGTTCCTCAGCCGGCGATAAGGGGCTCACCATCCCTAACGGCGTGGGAATCATCGACTCCGGCTACCGCGGCAACCTGAAGCTCCTCGTCAGCGCGCTCGGCGAGCCGGTCCGTGTCGACGCCAAGGACCGCATCTGCCAGCTCGTTGTCCTTCCCCTCCCGCCCGTTGAGTTCGAGCCCGGCATCGTGGATGACGACACCGACCGCGGTCAGGGCGGCTTTGGGTCGACAGGCCCAGGCGCTGTAATCCGCGACTACGCCGTCCAGGAAGCCGGCACTCTCACCGTCGGTCGTCTCATGGAGCAGCTGCAGGACGCCGCTTCCCGGCACGGCAACGACACCCCTGTTGCCGTAGTCGCCGCAGGCGGCATCGGCTACGAACGGGGCGACGGCCTGCTCGTAGTCAATGCCGTCAAGACTGGCCGCGCCGGCGGCTGGGACCAGTACCGCGCCGACACCGACGGCACCCCCATGGCGGTGATCTCATGAACAACAAGGAGAAGAAGATGGACGACAGGACCTACCTCACTGTCGGCGGTCTCATGCGCGAACTGCAGGAAGTCACCTGCCGGTACGGCGGCGACACCCCCGTCGTCATCGCTACCACAGCGGACGCCGCCGACTACGAGCAGGCCACCGCCCCGATCGTCATGCACGCCAGGCGGGAACCGGTGCCCGGAGACTGGGACCTGTTCCACGTCGACCCTGCCGGCGAGGCTGTGGCGGTGATCTCGTGAACGACAACGTGAACCACCCCAGCCACTACACGCGGTGGCCCGTCGAGGTCATCAGCCTGACCGAGCGGAAGACTTTCCTGATCGGGAACGTGCTGAAGTACGCGCTCCGCGCCGGCGCCAAAGATGGAGCCACGTACGAGGAAGACATGGCGAAAGCCCGCTGGTACGCGCGCAGATACATCGACAACGTCGCCGCAGGCGGCCCCGGGCTGGGCGCTGGTCTTGACTCCCTGCAGAGACACTTCGCCGACGCGGACGCCTACCTCGCTGCCCGGCAGGAAGACACCGCCGAGATGCGCGAATACCTACAGGGCCAGCTGGCCGCCATCTACAACCACGTCGAGAAGGAGCTGCTCGTAGCATGGGACGCAACCTGAGATCCGCGAAAGCGGCCGGCTCCCGGTTTGAGAGGCTCATCGCAGACCATCTCAACGACCGGCTGTACGGCCTCAACGTCGACCGGCAAGTCAAGACCGGGGCGCACGACTCCGGAGACATCGCCGGCGTCCACCTCGCCGGCAAACGCATCGCCATCGAATGTAAAAACACTGCCCGGCTGGACTTGCCAAGGTGGGTGCGGGAAGCGCATACTGAGGCCGGCAACATCGGTGCCGCCGTCGGCGTGGTCATCCACAAGAGACACGGCAACGGCAAACCCGAAGACCAGTGGGTGACCATGACGGTCACCGACCTTGTTACCATCATCAACCTGTCCAACGAAAGGAACACCAATGGCCGCTGAGATCGTCGTCACGGGGACGCTCACCATGGACCCGGTGATCAAGTACGCCCAGTCCGGCACCGCCATGCTGAAGCTCGCCCTGGCCGCCACCCACCGCCGGCAGAACCGGGACACGAAGGAGTGGGAGAACGACGGTGACCCGCTGTACATCGACGTCACATTCTTCGGTGACCGGGAGAACTATCTGGGCGACATCCTCCACAAGGGCGACCAGGTGTCCGTGACCGGAGCGCTCGTCCGCCGCAGCTGGGAGGCCGGCGGCAAGTCCGGCGTCGCGCTTGAGGTTCGGTTCCCGAAGCTCCTCGGATACATCAAGAAGAGCGACAAGGCCGGCGGCGTGCAGGCGCTCGCCCCGACCACGTCCAACACGTTCGACGCGCCGTTCTGACAGGCGCCACGGGCGGGGGGAAACCATCTGGGAGTACCCCCGCCCGCCTCACTACACGCAGACCCTCATAAAACGCAAGGTATAAACTAATGGCTTCATTCGAGATCATGATCGCCTCACAGCCGTCCTGCCAGCAGTGCCGCTCCTCGAAACGGTACCTGACCAAGAACTGTGTGCCCTACCTGGAGACGAAATACAAGGACGACACTGCTGGGCAGGCGATCGCCGCCGCCAACGGCTACACGTCCGCACCCGTCTGCTACGTGGTCGACAAGCGCACCGGCGACACGGTCGCCCACTGGAGCGGGTTCAACATGTTCAAGCTCCGCGAATGGGTGAACAACTACCGGCAGGAGGCTGGCGAATGACCCCTTTGGACGAGGCAATCCTCGAGAATGACAGCCTGCCGCAGCACCAGCGGCGCACCAATCAAGCCATCGCCGACGAGTACGGCACCTCGGAGGCCGCTGTCAGACGCCACAGGAAGGCCCTGAAGCGGCGCAGCGAGATGAGCAAGGGCGGCGTAGACGAGTACTTCGGTGTGCCCGTCGAGGCCATCTCGGCCCGCGGGAAGACTGTGCGCCTGGCCGACGGGTCATACGAAAAGATCACGTACAAGCCGGGCGTTGCTGAGCGCGTCGAGGTGCAGGCCCACCGCTTCGAGGACCTCGCGCCGATCTTCGCGGAGCCGGCTACTAAGGCTGCCGAGGTAGCAGCCCCCTCAACGATCACGGTAGTGGTGTCTGACCTGCAGATCGGGAAGACCGACCGGGGAGGCGGCACTGAGGAGACTGTCCGCCGGGTCCGTTCCACCGTCGCCCGCATCGCCGACTACGTGACCGGCCGGTACCGGAAGGTCATCCTCGTGGACTGCGGCGACTCCACTGAAGGGTTCAGCAACACGGTTAGCCAGGCGCAGACCAACGACCTGCCGCTCACCTACCAGATCCGGACGGCGCAGGCGCTGCTCGCCGACACGCTCCGGGCCCTGGCGCCGACCGCCCCGGAGGTCACCTACGTGGCGGTCCCGTCGAACCATTGCCAGGTCCGCGTCGGCGTTGGCCGCAGCAACAGGGCGTCGTTCCCTGGGGACGACTACGGGCTGCTGATCGCTGACAACATCCGGCAGATCGTTGCCGGCCGGCGCGGCTACGAGCACGTCCAGTTCGAGACGCCGGAGAAGCGGTTGGAGTCACTGACCGTGCGGGCCGCTGACGGGACGGTCATGGGAGTCACTCACGGGCATGCGGCCGGGTCGAAGGGGCGGGTCGCGGATTGGTTCCGCGGGCAGGCGTTCGGCTGCGTGGCGGGGATGCAGGCCGCCAGGGTGCTGCTGCACGGCCACTGGCATTCCTTCTCAGTGCAGACGGTCGGAGATAGCCGGCAGATCATCTGCGCCCCGACCGCCGACCCTGGCAGCTCATGGTTCCAGAATGCCAGCGGAGAGTCTTCCAGGCCGTCCCTGCTGACGTTCGAGCTGGGGGGCGGAACCTCGTCGGAGTGGCGCCTCTGGTCCTGACATCCGTGACAGCCGAGTGTCGTTAATCGCCTGACAGGCCGCCGCATTCTTAACGTGCGGTCCCGCGGCATCTCACGGTCCGACCCTCCCCGCCATCCTGACGCCCGTGAGGGTCGGACCTTTCCCTGCGATTCCAACCTCCCAACACTCGCATGACAGACCTAACAGGCGTACAGGGTTGACGTCAACTACCCCACTACAGAAGCATCACCCACGTCCGATCATCAGAAAGGAAACGGACATGAACACCAACACCTCCTCCCCCCTGCAGGTCGCCCAGCTGGACGCCGCCCGCCGCCTCGACGCGGACGCCCTCAACGCCCTCTGACCACCCAAAGGCTCCGGGGGTGCCCGCCCCCGGAGCCGCCAAAGGAGCCCCATGAACGCCGCAACAATCGCCCGCATCGCCGCCTGGAACATCATTGCCGACCAGGAGCTGCCCGCCGGCACCAAGGTCACCGTCAAAGACGGCTGGGTCACCATCAACCCCCGCGGTGGGCGGCCGACCAGCACCCCCTACGGCCCCGAGAGCACCCTTGAGAGCCTCTACGGCGCCCTCAAAGGCGCAGCCCAGGCGACCGCCCAAGACCCCCACTAACGGGCCGTCAGACGGCCCCCCACAGCCTCAGAAAGGAACACCAAATGATGTACACCCACCAGCCGACCAAGCCCACCCCCATCGAGGACGTCTCCGTCGGCTCCCTCATCGTCCGCGAAGGAGCCATCTGGAGGGTCGAAGCCAGCCAGCCGACACCCGGCCGGCCCGCCTACCGGACCCTCACCCTCCGCGGAGGCCACGCCGGCGCCCAGAGAGGCTCCTACGCCACCGCCCCGGCCGGCTCCATCGTCATCGTCCGCACCAACTGAAAGGAACCGTCACCATGCGCCACGCAGCCCCCGCCGACAGCGTCGACCGTAAGCTCAACCGGGCCGGCCAGCTCATCTTCGCTGGCATCGCCTACGCCATCGCAGGCCTGTCCACCGCTCTCGTCACCCTCGGCTCCGCCCTCGCCATCTGGGGGCTCTGGCAGTGGCTGGGGGTGAACTGACATGACACCCGCCGGAGTCATCTCAGAGGCCCTCACCATCATCGGCGCGTGCGGCCTCGACCGGACCGAGCTGAAAGTAGCGACCGGCCCCCACGAAGCGGTCATCCGCCGAGGCCGGCGCCCATCAGGAACCCGAGTGACCCTCACCCGTCGCGGCGTCACCTGGCGCGTGACCGGAGGCGGCGTCCACTGGAAAGGAACAAGCCGGCACGCTGCCGCCACCCAGATCGCCCACATCCTCGAAACCGGCTGGAGGTGACGGCGGCGCCGGCGGCCGCGACTCCGGGGCGAGCATCCGGATCAACGAGACACCCCAGCGGATCAGCGCAGCCGCATACTCCTCCAACTTGAACACCTGCACCCTGAGGTGGTGCGCCTCCTCCTCTGCGAGGTCGCGCGCCGCCTCAGCCGCATCCCTGGACCGCTCCAACGTCCCTACCCGCTTATTCAACGAGTCCGCCATCCGCTCTAAAGCTTCGACACGCCGGTCGGACGTCCTCTCCGCCCGCGTGAACAGCCAACCGACCCACGATGCGATGCCAGCAATGGCCGCGCCGAGCAGCTCGGCAGGGAAAGGAGGGAGGTCAAGCTCATGCATGAGGCCAGTATGAGCCACCAGCAAAGCGACGACACTCACGCCAACGGGGCGTACATCATCGGCATGACCCGCTTCCCGCCACCGCCGGCGGGAAGGTTCGCGATCACCGTTTTGTTCGGCCACACTTCAACGGTCGCACCGTCGGACGTGCCATCTGCCTTCAGAAGCGGGTAGGCGGTGCGCTGCGGCTTCGCATCCCCCAACACGGACGTCGGGATCGTCGCGACCCGCTTCTGCCCGGTCGCCGGCAACGTCACCGTCCCCCATTCGGAGCGGGGGCCCACACAAAGGGCATGACCAGACAGGGCCGCGATGAACGTGTCATCGGGGAACATGTCGCCGGAGAACGCCACCCACTCCGGTGCGGGCGCAGAAGCGCCGCCGCCGGCCGCAGCAGGACGCCGCGCACCCACCGCGTCAACCACCTGCAGCCACGCCGCCGCAGACTTCGGACCCGTGTCCGGCCGGACGTCAAAATCGCCGTACTGGCCGATGTTCCACAGCCCAACACCGTTCAGCCCCGACAGCGACGCCACCTGCGCAAACGCAGCCAGCTTCGCAGCCTTCGCGGCGTCCTCCTTGTCGTTGAAGCCGACCTCCTCCAAAATGAACGGCTTCGCCGCCTGTGTCGCGATCTGAGCGAGATTCCGGAACGCATCGCCAGTCGGACTGTCATACCCGTGGACAGTGAACACGTCCACCTCAGGGAGGCGCGCCACCTGGTCGAACAGGTCGGCGTGGGCGTCCCGGCCGCGGCCGTCGGCACCCAAGTGAATGAAACCGCCGGCGGCGATAGGGCCGTCGTAGCCGAGACGGCGCACGGCTTCCACCTGCTGCAGCAGCGACCACACATACTGGTCCGCCGAGCCGGCCTGCTGCACCGGATTGTCGTCACCCCACAGCACCATCGGCTCCCCAGCCAGGGCAACACAGTCCACCGTCGGATAGTCCTGATAGGTGACGGACGAGTCCGGGAAATCCCGCCACAGAACCTCACGGAAGTACGGCAGCCACTCCCGCCACGTCTTGTAGTACGGGTTCACCTTCTCCTTGATGAACAGATTCCGCACGTAGGACAAGTCCAGCCAGAACCGAATGTTCGCGTCACGAGCCCACCGCACCTTCGCGTCCAGCTCGCCGAGCTTGTCCCCGCCGTTGTTCAACGCCTGGGCGGTGCCGTCTCCGAACAGGTCCGTGATCCGCATGTGGGTTACCCCCAGCTGCCGGGCGCGCTGCGCCCACAGCTTCCCGTCCGGCGCCCCGTTCGCCGACGCGATCACACACCCTCGTAGCGCCTCGGTGCGACGCTTCCGTTCTTCTGTCGGTCCCATAGTGGCCATACGAAACACTCCTTTGTCGGACAGTGATCACCTGCTACGCCCATGGTCTCACAGGTGCGGCAGGTAACGCGGAGACAGTCAGCGGGCCGCGCCGAGGCTGATCACCCGGAACCGAGTACCCGGGTACACGCCGCCGTCGTAATGCCAGAACGGGTCCGTCCCGTACGATCCGCACGTCGAGTACGCGGCCGTGTGCGTCCCCGCGGGGACCTCTTGCTTCCACGACAGGTGGTGGGTCATGAACGTCCGGTTGTACTGGATCTCCGTCTGCCACAGGCCCGCGTTGTCCAGGATGAACCCGAAGTAGTAAGACCCGACGGCCTTGTCCTTGTCAGCCTCAGACGCGAAATCGGAGTGGACGATACTGACACACACGTCCAGACTGAACTCCAACAAACTCCGGATCGGCAGGTTGAAGCCAGTCTCCGCCCACCTGCGCGTCGTATGGTCGGACGTCGGACGGCCACGCCCATTAGACGCGTCAGTCTTATCGACCAGCACGTCGCAGAACCCAGCCACCGGCTGCAGCACGTACTGGCCGCCGGACCTGGTCCCGTCCGCCGAGTACAAGACACCGGCGATCAGGAACATCGCCGGATGCGCGGACGACACGACACCGGCAGGCGCCTGCGACAAGCGGGCCTGCGCCTCCGCCTGCGACGCGCACCGGATGAACGTGCCAACCGAATCGGCGTAGTCGCCCCACGCGGACAGAATCGGATCAGAAGCGGTCGGGACCTTCGCCCCATCCCAGCGGGTAGTACTCATAGACTCATCCTACTCAGTTCGAAATGTACATAGCGGACAGGCGCATGTTATTGAGCTCGAGCCAGCCGTTCTCAGACCCCATGTCAGGGGTCCGGATCGCGAAATGCCAGTACAGGCGAACGTTCGTCCGCAACTGCATCAGACCGGCGGCCGCGACCTTCACGCCACTCACCCCAGGCTCCAAAGTGACAGAGTTCCCGACGGCCAGATCCCAGTTCCCCGCAGGGTTCAGCTCCACGAGCAGCGTCGTCCACAGCGACGAGTAGTGACTCGACGCGGTCACCTGGATAGTGACCCAGTACAGGCCGCTATACACCGCCTGCGGAATGTTGTTCTTCCCGATACGGAAGTCCTGGGCATCATACTCAAACCATTCGGTGTCATTCTGAAGCTTCCCAGGCCACCACTCCCAGTAATTCCGCTGCAGGACGCGCTGTTGGTTTGTCGTCCCAATGAAATGCGGCGGCATGACCAGCGACTTCAAAGGACGCTGGTACTCCAATTGGTTGGTGCCGGCCGCATACATCTGCCCGTTAGTGAAACGGAACCACGAGTTAGTTCCCTTGTCGTTAGGCTGCGACTGGCGGAACAGCAAAGAGTTGCCCTTCAGGCGGATCGACGAAGTGTCGTACACCGTCCGATACCAAAGCTTCAGGTTCTTGAATGAGACGTTCGTCGGCGAGTACAGCGGGAAGACGCGCAAGTAGTAGCGCCGAGACCCCGCGTCCCCCTTCTTCCAGTTCGCGATACTGACCGTCTGCCAACCGTCCAAGGTGCGGTTGCGGGACAGCTCAATACCGTCGCGCAGCAGGACTATCTCCATCTCGGACGTCCCGCCCGTGTCAGCCACCCAGAAGTCCAAGGTCGCGTCGAACACGTCACCGTCCGGAAGGTCCACGTACGTTTCCCAGCACGCGTTGTACGTGAAGTCCAGACGCGACGTGTACTTGCCGGTCATCTCCGTGTCCGACGCGGACGTGATCGTGCACAGCCCATCACTGTCGGAGCCGCCGTACCGGTTCGCCCACACTCGCGTCATAGGGATCGCCTGGGAATTCCAGTCGCCTTCGTCCGCGTCGACCGCTTTGTAAGGCAAACCTTTCTTGTTGAGCGACTCGGCGGACTCAGAATACGCGTACATGGACGACCCGACGATTTTGGACCCGAAGATATTGTTACCCTTCAGGTTCCCGACCACTGCGTCACCGGTGATGGTCGCCTTACCCGCCGTCAGCATGTCCGTGGTGACAGCCGCAAACGCAGCGAGCTTCGCCCACAACTCCTTGGACGCGTAGATCGCATCCGACGTGACACTGCCCGGGGCGAGCTTCGTAGCCCCCACAGCCTCCGTCAACGACACGAACGCCACCTCGGCGCGGCCGCCGGCCGTAGCCGACAGCTGGAACATGGCCGACGTGGCCCCGACGTCCGGCGTCCACGACCACTCCTCAGTCCGCCAACCATAATCATTAGCCTTGTACACGGGCCGGCAGATCTCCTTCGCCGACGCGGTCGCCACAAGCGTCCCGGCGTTACCGGAGTTATACCGGTACGTCATCCGGAGCACCCAACGCTTCCCCGCGGGGAACGTGATCTTCTGCGTCACCTGCGCCCACGCCTTCGCGGCGGGCGCGCTCACGAACCGGACCCCGGTCGCCAGGGCACCAGGAGCGCCAGACACGGTAGCCGCCAACGTCACCGCCTTCACGTCCGACACCGTCCACGCCGACGACGGTGAAGACGCGAACAACGGCTCCCGCACCATGTTCTCCGGGTCCACCGACACAGAATGCGCGGCCACCGCCCCCAAGAACGCGGAGTCAGACGTGATCACATCAATCACAGCCTGCGGCATCTTTGCCCCGCCAGTAACCATCAACTTCGACACCGACAACCCGCCGATCTTCGCGTCAGTGATAGACGCGTCAGCGATCTGCGCGGAACCAATCGCAGCGTCGCCGATCTGCGCGGAACCAATCGCCTTGTCGCCGATGAAGTTCGTGCCCGCCTGACTGAGCCGCCACACAGTGCCGTTCCAAACGAACGCCTGACCGAGCTTCCCGTCCGCGCCCTGCACCCACCACAGAGACCCAGCAGTCTTGCCCTGCCCGTCAGCCGGCAGCGGGGCGCGCGCGGCGATCGTCACCTTCCCGTCCAAGGAAGACATTCTCGCGGAAACCTGGTCGGCGGCATTGCGAGCACCCAACGCGTCAGCGGCAGCCTTGTCGGCCTTCTCGGCGGCACCCTGCGCGGCGGCAGCAGCCCCGTCAGCCTTCCGCTTCGCAGCCAGAACGTCAGCCGCAGACGCATCCTGCCTCGCCTTCAGCGCCGAGTAGTCGGCTTGTGCTTTCTGCGCGTCAGCTTGCGCGGCCTTCGCCGCGGCCTGCGCCCCGTCTGCGGTCGCTTTTACCGCGTCGGCGTTCGCGTCAGCCTTCTTCGCCGCCGTGTCCGCGGCCGCAGCCTTCTGCGTCGCAGCATCGGCAGCAGAAGCCGCGTCCTGCGCTTTCGTGTTCGCCTGACCAGCGAGCGTCTGCGCGGCCTGCGCCAACGACTTCGCCTCCTCGGCGAGAGCCACAGCTTTCGCGTTGTCGCCGGAGTTCCTGATCGCATCCTCGGCGCGCTTCGCCGTCTCAGCGGCCTGCTGGGCGGTAGTCTTCGCGGCGTCCGCCACCGAGGCAGCATCCTTCGCGGCCTTGTCAGCGGCGGTGATACGCCCGTCCAGACCCTTCACGCTGTCCTGTACAGTGCCGATGTTCGCGGCGGCAGCCTCAGCTTTCGCCCGGGCTGTCTGCGCGTCGCGGGCAGCCGAGGCAGCATCCTTCGCGGCGTTGTCAGCGCGGGTCTTCACCTCCGCAGCCGCTTTCTTCGCGTCGACCGCGTCGTTCATAGCGTCCGCGATCTCCTGGCCGGCCGGGCCAAGCCGCTCGATCTGCGTGCGCTCATCACCAGGCTCATCCTGCCCGTCGGTGATCGCCAGCAGCGTGCCGTCAGGGTGCAGGCGGACAGTGACCATGGCCCCCTGCCACGTGTACAGGCCAGGGGTCTCGCCGGCCACGTACGTTTCCGGCTTGTCGTACGGCATGCCGACGCGCACCCACCCGGCGGGCAGCGTCGGGTCGGTCTTCGACGTGTCGACCACGCGCCCCTTCACCCAGCGGATCGTCGTGTCGCGACGCTGAGACGCCTGGCTGCCCTCCCGGAGCGCCAGGTACAGGCTGCTATCACTCATGCGGTCTCCTCCTTTACAGGTGGCGGCGAGCCTCCCGCCCGATCACCGTCATCGTGCGAGACACGTCAGACAGCGAACACGAGTAGCTCGAGACAATGATAGCAATCCACTCACCCTCCTTGATCTCGAAGGCGAGGAGGTCTCCGATCTCAACGCGAGGGTCGAACGCCATCTCCACTTTCCATGACGGCAGCCGGTCACGGGCGTGGAACGCGTCCAGGTTCCCCTGCTCCACCATCTTCGACCACGACTTGTCCGACGACAGGTCCGTAACCTTCGTTACTCGGCCGTAGTGTTTCGGGTCGTACGGGGCGCCATAGTATTGCATGCCGATATGGAAGTCGTAGGTGTAGTTCGACTTCCAACCGGTTGTCTTCCCCTTGTCGTCGACCTCACGTTCCCAGCCGGGCCACAGGTTGCGCCTCCACTGCCAGGCCGTGTCCTTCGCGTTCTGGTACAGCTCATCCTTCTGCCCCCACGCGGGCGTCGTGGGCTTACTCTCCCACAACAGGTTCAGGGCCTCATCGACCTCAGTGTCATGGTCCGACCGTTTGATCGCGTCCGCCCACGACTTATTCCCAGACAAGGAGTACGACTTCGTGCCGTCCCCCTTCGCGTTGATCTCGATCATGTTCGGCAGCCGGCCCGACGGGTCCTCGGTCCGCTGCGCATCCACGAGCAGCCCGGACGCCAGCGGGTACGTCTCGTCCGGCGTCTGCCAGTCCGCCCTACGGGCGTACGCCTCGATCTTCCCGCCGTACCCCATGCGCACGTCCGCGCCGCACGAGTCCGCCAACATGATCACGGACGCCAGCCGGTTCGGCGGCATCTGCAACGACGCCATCGGCGCGACGTTCCGCACTTTCGGGTCCACCCAAACGTACGTGTGCTCCGGGACCGGGTTCAGGCGCCGCATCTCCGACAGCAGAGTTCCCCCCAACCAAGGTGAGTGCGGAAACGGCAGCGGGTTCTCCTCCAAGTCCAACAACATGTCCTTGGCCTGCACGGTCGCCTCCTCCGGGTTCGCCGGGGAGTCCGTGATCCGGAAATGCCCGAACGGGACATCCCATCCCTCACCCTCACGGGGGCGGATCTCCAGGACGGGGCACAGCTCCTGCCCGTAGTTCGCCAACGGGTCCGTCGGGTCCTTTGCCGCCAACTGCCTGGGCGCGTTCAACGTGAGCCGGGCAGGGGCGGACGGGTTCGAGTCCGCCTTTGTGCCAAGCTTCCCCCAGTCCAGTTGCACGTTGTACACGGGCAGGTCCCGCCACTCGATCTTCCCGCCGTAACGGACGTCCATGCGGACACGCCACCGGGCCGGCCGGGCCATGTCGAACAACGAAGGGCCAGGCCTCATGACGGCATCCCCGCCACGAAGTGACACGCGTCGTTGTACGTGCGCGAAGTGATGTCCGGGATATCCGACGAGTACAGGTCCGCGATACCGACCTCGGCGAACTCGACTGTCGGCAGCGGGTCGCCGTCGAGCAGCAGGCACGGCGCAACCCAGTCCGCGTCGGCTTGGATCGTAGTTGTCGCTTTCATCAGCACCCACCGGTTCGAGTCGGGTTTCCCGCGCACCTGCCGGCCCGGGTGATCGAAGCCGCGTTTCGTCGAGTCGGCTCCGCGCCCATTCGACAGCCACAAGCCGACCGACACGTTCGACAGGTCAGGGTCGTCGCCGACCCGCCGCACGTAGGCGGACACTTCAACAGTGTGACCGACCGGAACCTGACGGAAGCTGGACGTACCCGCCGTCGGCGTGACAGTGCGAGCGGCGCCGCTACGCGTGGGCCGGCCGTGCGGCGACCAGTTCTCCGAGATGTCACCGCCGAGGAGCTTGTCATCCTCTGGGTGTGTGGTGCCGCCCCACAGGTAAGTGACGTTCCGGGGCACGCCGCCGGCCTGGAGCTTCGCCTCCCAGTCCAGCCATTCACCCCAAGTGACGCACGGCGCCCACGAACCCATCCTGGTGCCGTACATGCCGAGCCACCGCTCCGTGTGGCGGACCATCTCCGATGGGCGTTCCGTCACGGACAGCTCCCACTGGACAGTGCCGGCCAGACGTGATTCGGTCTGTTGCGCGGTTGCTTTCTGCACAGCCACCACGCGGATCGGGCGGACAGTGCACGACGGGATAGTGCAGGCGTCACCGTCATGGGCGACGATCAGGTAGCCGGGACGCTGCGTCAGCGCCCGGAGAGTCTCGTAGTCTGCGCGGCCTTTCGTCCGGTAGGTGATCGTGTACGACAGTGGTTCCGCCGACTGCCCCCACCTGTCGAGGGTTCCCGCCGACGTAGACAAGGTTGTCAGACCCGCAGAGAACGACTCCTCGTTCGCCTCGACAATATGCCCCTTGACGGCGACGTGCCCTGTCTCGTCGGAGATGATGTCCGCCCCGATGGACGTGCGCACCGCGGTCGTGTCCGCCGCGCCTACCTGCGAGTATGTGGTTTCCTCACCGATCGGCGCCAGCGGGTCGCTGATGCACTCCGAGTCGGTCGGATGCCAGATCAGCACCCGATTGTCATCCGACTTCACGTACACGGGGATCGCTGCGGCACCCTCGGGCGACGGGTTAGGCTGCAGCGACAGCATCCCAGTGTGCTGCGCCGTGAAAGCTTTCATCGTTGCCATGCGGTCATCTTCCCATCATCCTGTTAGCGGTGATAATACGCCCGTCCGCGACGGACCTCATCCTGGTGGTCAGAGTAGTCTGCCCGTCCACGGTGAGTTCTAGGTTCATGCCGTCCATGGCTCGGCGGAGCCGCTTCACGGAGACACCGTCGCCGCTGCCGCTGATGACGGGCGAGGACGCGGACAGTGCGCCGCCGTCCGAGAACTTGCGGGCCTCCATGTAGTTGCGGATGTCGCCGTCGCGGATCATCTTCCGGAGCCGGTAGATAGCGTCCTGTCCGCCGGCGGCCGCGACCTCGGCGGCTGTGAGAACGTGCTCGCCGTTCGAAAGCCACGCGGGGATCCAGTCGTCCTTCGGGCCGCCCGGCCCGTAGACGGCACCGGCGTTCGCATACCCCTTAATCGGGGTGATCGGGCCGCCCTCAGACCGCAGCCAGGACCCCTTCGGTACGTGGTCGCCGATCCAATGGCCGACAGACGTGAAGATTTGCTTGATCCGCGTGGTGATACTTATTTCCTTGTCGTGCAACTGATCGATGTTGTATTTGACGGTGCGGACCTTTCCGGAGGCCTGGTCGTTACCTGAGATGGTCACCGTGCCGGTCGTATTATCGATCTCCGTATGGACGGAGTCTTTCTCCCAGCGGGCGCCGGTAGCGTCACCAAGAATAGACACGGTGCCGTCGGAGTTGTCGATCGTCTGCACGGTCTCCTGGAGGCCAGCCAGCCCCTGGTCGTTGTCCGCGTCGATCTCCACCACCCCGGTCGTACCGTTGATCGAGTCGGCCGTCACAGTCAGCGTGTAGTCCGCGTTCGCCGCATCACCAGAAATGCTGATAGTGCCAGTCATCCCGTTGATCTCCGCGGTAGCCCCATCCGCGGTCTCAGTCGCCTGCGTCGCATCCGCACTGATCTCGGTCGTCACCTTCTCCGGGATCAACCCATACTTGTCGGCGAGCTCCACAGCCTCGTCCTCAGTGAGACCCATAGACTCGGCGGCGGCAATGAATGCGTCCCGGCCGGTCTGCATCTTCTCCTGCAGCTCGTCCTGTCCTGCGCCGGCCGCCTGCGCAGCCTGAACTTGGGCGAACGTCGCACTGGCCAGGTCGTTCAGCGCGGATTGGTTCTTCCGTCCTTTCTCGGTGGTGATGTCCAACGTGGCGCCGTTCTCCTTAACAGCATCATTGACATTCTTCAACGCCTCCTGGAACTTAATGTCGGCGTTCGAGTTCGCAATGACGGTGTCACCGTAGGTCTTGATGCCCTTAATGACCTCCTCAAGGGACGGAACAATCTGATCGGTGCCCTCCTTGGCCTTGCGGATGGAGGCGTCCAGCTGAGAGGTGCCCCCGGCGGCGGCCTGCGCGTTCGGGTCGATCTGCCCCAGCGCGATAGCGAGACGGGTATTGTCGTCCGCCGTCAGGCCCATTTGCTTCGCAACCTCGTTCAAGTGTGCCTTAAAGTCGGGCATTGAATTTATCAAGTCGATCATCGACTTGTTCGTCCCGTTCGTCATCTCGGACGATAGTTTCTTGAACTGACTGACAGCCTCGTCCGTGGACATGCCAGACAGGGCCTTCCCCGTCGTCTCTAGGGCGTCTTTCGTGCGCTGCAAGTCAGAGCGAGTGTCCGCCCCGAAAGCGCCGGCGATACCGTCGGCGAAGCTAGCCATGTGCTGCTGCACTGAAGACCATACGGACGGGCGGCTGATATCCGCCAAAGCCTGGGAATACTCCTGCAGTGAGTACTTGCCGCGGTCGAAATCCAGGTTGTTCAGGACGCTGCCACCGTGAGCGAGCGCTGACGACATCTCGTCTACGGACACGCCGGTGCGACGCACCTCGTCGCCATAGTGCTTCACGCCCTCGATCAGGCCGGCGGTGATCATCATGCGTCCGGCACGACCGAAGCCGGTCATGCCGGTGGCGACCTCGCCGAGCTTCCCTTTTAGGCCGGCTGCCGTCCAGTTCAGCGTGTTCATGGCATCCTTGATCTCAACGATCTTCGGGGCCATCACCATGAGCCCGCCGACAGCTGTCAACGCAGCACCGCCGAACGCGGCGAAGTTGAAAATCATGGACTGAGTGCCGGACCCCAGCTCACCCAGCTTGTCCACCAGGGAAGTGATGTGCTGAACAACAGACCGGACCGGCGCCTGCGAAGACGACCCGATCTTGATCATGGCGGTCTCCCACGAGCCGCCGAGCTTCTCTATGTCGCCTTTTAGGTTGTCTTGCTTCAGGCGGGCGGTCTCAGCGGCGTAGCCGGCGTCGTTGACTTTGTCGATCCATCCCTGGATACCTTCGCCGCCCTCGTTGTAGAGGACGTTCGCGGCACGGATAGCGTCAGACCCGAAGATCGTCGACATAGCCGTGTTGCGCTCCTCTTCGCCGAGATCTTTCATCCCGACGCGCAGCTGCTCTGCGACGGCAGTGATCCCGATGAAATGCCCCTGGGCGTCGTAGATGTGGATGCCCAAGTCATCCATCGCGTTCTTCGCGCCCTTGGACGGGTTCTCCAAGCGCTGGAGCATCGTCTTGAAGGAAGTTCCGGCATCCTGGCCGATCAGTCCCGCCGAAGCGAAAGCGGCGATGGAACCGGTCGTCTCCTCAATACTGAGGCCCGCCTGGCTGGCGACAAGGCCGGATTGCTTCAGGGCGTACGCCATGTCGTGGACGCCGCCCTGCGCCTTGCCGGCTCCAGCGGCCAGCAAGTCGGCAACATGGGTCACTTTGTCGCCGGACAGGTTGAACTGGACCATAGCCGTGGCTGCGGTTTCTGCCGCCTCGGACACGCTGATCTCACCCGCAGCGGCCAAGTCCAGGGCGCCAGACAGGCCGCCGGCAAGAATGTCCTTCGTGGACACGCCGGCCTTAGCCAGCTCCTCAATGCCGGACGCGGCCTCTGTCGCCGAGAACGCAGTGTCCGCCCCGGCCTGGATCGCGGCTTCCCGCAGCTGCGACATTTCCTCCGACGAGGAGTGCGTGGCGGCCTGCACTGACGACATGCTGGCGTCGAAATTGGCCGCCATATTGCCGGCAATACCGGCGAGACCAAGGAGGCCTGCGCCCGCCCCAGCCACGGTTGTGCCGAGCGTGGTCCAGGCGGCGCCGTTCTGCCGAGCCGAGTCAGCGAGACCGGCAAGCCCAGTCCTGCCGGTCTCGCTGGCGTTCCCCATCTTCTGGCCGGCGCCCTCCGCGGCACCACCAGCCTCTTGCATGGCCGTCGCAGCAGCTTTTGTCGAGTCTGATGCCTGCTGCATCCCCTGTTTCACGCCGGACGCGTCGGCTGTGAGTCTGACGACTACTGTTCTGTCGGCCACGGGAACCTCCTACCTAATCCGCCGGCAATTCTACCCGCGCGTCCGCGACGTACAGCATGGACCCGAGCTTCGGGGGGTATCGGAGCGACCCGTCCTTACTGCGCTCGGAGTGCTCCTTCTCCCACTGTTCCCTGGCCGCTTTCGCATAGCACACCTCCTCGCGGGCTTCGAACCACCCGTCCATGCACTCGTCCCAGGCGACATCTCGAGGGTACCCGCACCCGCACGGGCACAGGCCGTCCTTCCACATCGAGTACGCGGAAGCGAGAATGTAGTCCTCTTCCAGCCACCTATCAGAGTGGCGGAGAAGCCCCGTGGGCGGCTTCCCCCAGGCGAGCGCATGCTTCACCTGAGAGGCGATCCATCGTCCTGCGGGGCCGTTCAGGACGCGGACGAGAAAGGGGCGGTGATGGTCGGCTCGGCGACGTCCACGATACGGATCGTCTTCGACAGCTTCTCCACCTGAGCCGGTGAGGCGTCGTACAGGTGGGCGATGTCGTCCGCGGTGACACCGGTCGGCTCCACAATGTGGGCGGCGATGAATGCGCACTCCATCTCGTGGGTGATGTTTTCGCCGTCGGCCCCGTATTGCTTCCGTAGCTCGTCAACGAGCCGCTTCTGCGCGTGCACGGACAGGGTTTGCACGACGAACTCGACGCCAGAGGCTTTCAATTCGGCAAGGGTCGCGTTCGCTCTGTCGAGGAGCTCTTTCTTCCTGTCGTCAGACAGTCCGGGCAGGCGTGCTTCCTCGTCGAAGCGGTCGATCGCGGCGAGCAGGTCGGTGCGGCCGTAAAGGACGCAGGATTTCCGCGTTGGCTGGAACCCCGCAACCCAGGAAGCGAAGTCGAACTTCTCCGGCGTGTCGGCGCCGTTGGTTGCGTCGGTCGGGTTCGTGTCGGTGATGGCGGACGTGTCGGTCATGTCATGCCCCTCTGTGCGGTCTGCTGCGGTCACATGGAAGGGTCCCGCGGCGGGGAGAC